GATGTTGTAAATAATTTTAGAGAAAATGATATAGAAGATATTCGTAAAGATATAAGAGAAAACATAAAGGAAAAAAGTGAAGAAAATGAATTTAGTTTTTTTGAAGATGCGGCTCCCTTTTAAATTATAAATTAAATTTAATTTTATTAAATTTAAATTAGATAAATTTTTTTGTATTTTATAATATAATGTCTATAAATCCTTTTATAATAGGAATAATCAGTGGTATAGTAATAATACTTGCGTATTTAATAAATAATAAATTAGAAAACAAGGATACAAAATCGTCTGATATACTTAAAATAAGTATACTAGGCTTTTGTTTAGGTGTCATGAATGCGTTTTTAGCTGTTTTCGCAAGTGAAACTAATATTACAATTGATCAAGATATATTAACAGGAACACCTAATTTTTAGTTAACTTTTTTAACATTAACAAGAGGACCCTTTTTTGATTTACATTTTGAAGCATCAAAGGCGTCATCTTCATCATCCCTTTCTTCATCGTAATTATTAATATGATATTTCCAAGCTGAAGGATGTCCAACTTGGAAATCACTATGCATTTCTGCTTTATACCAAAAAACTTGGTCTTCTATTCTATTACTTTTAGCATTATTATGTATTACAAGACATTCATAATTTTCTGTACATTGGTCCATTACTTGACAAAATACCTCAAATGACGGTAACATACCAGCATATTGTTCATAAAGACGTTTACGATTTGATACAATATTTTCTCTTAAAATAAACACGTAATCAATATTAGTTCTAAGATTAGGGGGTATACCAAGAGCATACTGCATAGTAATAATAAACATACTTTTGTAATGTCTACCGTTCATGAAAAGACCTCTTACATTCTTTGTTTTAATCCATGATGAATCATATAAACAATCATCTAAAATAAGAAAAGCCCTTGGGTCTATATCACCAGCCTCCTTTCCTTGTTGTTGCCACATAGATACTATTTTTCTTTGTCTTTTCATATAGTTTGCTATGATAGCATCATTATAATCATTATGAATAAATATAGATGGAACTATCTTAGAATAAAAACTATTAGCTCCTTCTGTTCCACTAATTACTGTTCCCACTGGAATGTCTTGATGATAGTATAGTAAATCCTTAACTAAAATAGATTTTCCCGTTTCTCTTTTACCTATAAAAACAATAACTTTATCTGAACCTATATTTTTCATATCAAATCTTTTAAGCTCTAAGCTACCCATAAGTAATATTAACATATAAAATCAATAATAATATTATACGCAAAAATTTGAGTTTAAATATAGTTAAAAATATGTTTAAAAATTTAATGAATAAGGATATATTATATAGTAATCTTAATTATAGAAAAGTTTCACAAAAAGAATATAATAGATTAAATAATAATATCAAAGAATTTTACAATATTATAGGAGATATAAATTTTTATAACCCATATATTAATCTATTTTGTAATTACTTTAAGGACCATGTTAGTTATAATAATAAAAACAAGGTTTATAAATTATTAAAGAGAAAGAGTAGAATTTCAGTAATAGGTTATTTTTATAAAGCATTAATCAAAAATAAAAATAATAACTTTTTATATAAAAATGTTTTTGTTAAAGAATTATCTTTAATTTCAGACCAAAATGTTGATCTAAACTATATTGAAACTTCTTTTTTTAATCCTTTAAGAAAAAAAGAAAATGATTTATATTATTCTTATAATGCTCCCTCTAATATAGAGGTATTTGTTACATATTTGGTTAGTAAATTGAAGGAACATGATATATCGCCTTCATTTTGTGAATTTTATGGTGTATATTCTGTAGAGATGGACCGTTTTACATATGACATTACTGAATCACCTGAATTAATAGAGTCATTAGATACTCTCATAACAAATAAAACAAAAAATTTAGTAAGATTTATACAAAAAAAGGATAATTACTATCTTGAATATAAACATATACCCGCATATCTATTAATAACTGAAAGTGGCGGTTATGATATATCAATTATAGAAAATGACTTTAATTATGATTTGATGTTATCTATAACTTTTCAAACATTTTGTGCTATAATTACTATGAATAACTATTTTGGTATTAAACATAATGATCTTCATTTTGGAAATATAATGCTTAAAGATACTAATGAAGAATATATATATTATAAAATAAATGATAAAATATTTAAAGTTCCAACATATGGTTTTATAGTAAAAATCATAGATTGGGGACGTTCGACATATGAATTTAATAATATATCATATAAAAATGACATATTTAACTATGATTCCGAATGTTTTGGACAATATATATATAAAAAAATAAATAATAAAGGAAAACAAACAATTTTACCAAAAGATTGTAAATGGAGTGATATAGTTATGTTTAGTTATAGTTTATTACATGAATTTCCTAAATTATTAAAAACAGATTTAGGAAAAATGTTAACAAAAAATATAACATCAAATAAAAAAGAATTAATAGACACTTCTAAATTTTCGTGGAATATTTACAAAATCATTACAAATAGAAATTATAATATAATTCCTAAAAATATTATCTTTAGTAAAATATTCAAAGAGTATCAAGTAGAAAACGATAAAAATGAAAAAATGTATACTTTTAACTTTTAACCTAATCGTCTGAATCATAGTCAGAATCATCTATTTTCACATTTTTATAGTTTTTAATAAAATTATCTAGATTATTTCCTCCCTTATTATCTATATCTCCAAGAGGATATTTAGCCCATGTATCAGCTTTGTTAAACATATCACTATATGTATTTTTAAGATTATTTTCAGTAACTTGTTCTTCATAGAAATTTCTAGGTATATATCTATACTCTATTTTAGGTAAAGGACACTGTTTATATCGTTCCATATAACCGATTATTAAAAATACTAATCCAGTCATAAAAAGTAATAATATAAGAGATTTCATTTATCTTATATTAATATTTTATTTATATCTTTAGAAAAATACATACACTAATATATTTAATCTTGTTTTGTTTCTTCTTTATTTTTCATCCAGGGATCTATATCATTTAAAGAATCATTTACTTTTTGCTCACCATCTTTATTTTCTCTCTCTGCCTTTAGTCTCTGATTTTCTTTTTCTTGTTGTTCACGTACATATTCAATATTTTCTTGGAAATGAGCATCCTTCTTTTCTTGATTTTCTCTATATTTAGAGACTAATTCATTTAATTCAGCTTCTTGATATTCTTGTTTATCAATATTATGTGGATTAGGGTCCCATGGTAACCAAAAACCAACTTGTCCTATAAAAACACTAAAATTTTTATCAAAAGTTTGAATTTTTTTACATCTATGTTCTGCTTCTCTATGGGTATCATATACCCCCCTAACCTTTAATCCTCTTATAGTTGTTCTAAAATCATTTTTTTCATAGAATTCTTTTTCTAATTTTTGTTCGTTCACATATAAAAAGTCTTTGTATTTTTCTGATATAGAATCCGCATCTAAATCATATTTAGGAGCAATTGTTTTTAAAAAAGCATTAACATGAAACATATCCTTATTTGCTAGGATATTTTCAGGAGAGACAAAAGATAGACAAACATATTTTTGTCCAGGAATTTCAGGATCAGCTTCTAGAAAATCTTCAACGATTTCTTTTTTAGACATAGTTATAAATATATTTTTATATTTAAACTTTAAGTAATTATTTTATATTTTTAAGTATTTTTTTTCTTTTTATAATATATAAGATGGAAGCATTAAGAAATGAAATGAGTGAACTCCAATCAGCCTTTGATTTACAAGAAGTTCTCAAAAGAGCCGTAAAATATTTAATTGAAGGTGCTGCCGTAGCTGTAGCTGCCTTCTATATCCCAAAGAAAAAAATGAATGTAGAAGAAATTGTTATGATTGCTATAACAGCAGCCGCTACATTTGCCCTTTTAGATATGTACGCCCCAAGTATTGGAAACGCCGCTAGACAAGGTACTGGATTCGGTATTGGTGCTAACATGGTTGGTTTCCCTAACATGTAAATTTATTAAATATTAAGAAATATAAATTTTAAAAATTTTAGTTTAAAATCTATACTGTAGGAATATATTGCCATTTTAAGTCTTTACATATTTTTTTCCATACTTCATCGTGTTCCTGAAGTTTTTCTCTAGATTTTAATAATCTACAATAAGGAAGATATTCATCTTTATCTAATAATTGAAAAAATTTATAAAAAATATAAGGATAAGAAAAAAAATTAGAACGGTCTGAAGGACAATATTTCATCCATGAACTTTGTATTTCTTTAAACATATTTCTTACTTTTTCTTCCAATTCTCCATCAATTACTGGTGCTGGTTTTCCAGTAATTCTATTTGTAATATAATGACAATGTTCGTAATATTTAGTTAAATCTAATTTTTTTAATATATCTCTTACCTTAGAAGTAGTAATATTTTTAAAATTTAGATAGGATTCCTTTTTTAATTCCTGTTCTATTTTTTCAAAAATATCTTCACTAATATCTGTAGATTCTTTTGCTTGAAATTGTGATAACCATTCATTGGCATGATTTATTTTTTTATAGGCAAAATAGGTTATTTCTTTTGGTGGTTCTTTATAAGAAGGTGTATCAGAATCTACAAGTATATTTTCACATTCACCACAATTAGTACATATTAAACAACCATGAATTGAGTCTAGTTTTCTTTGTTGTTTACACTTCATACATTCATCTAGATTTTCATTTGATATATTACTTACATTTTTAACATATGATTTATCAGTTATAGATAGATATTTATCCATTATTTCATTTTTACTTAAGCTATTTATTTCATAATCTATATTTTTTTTATTCTTATCATCATTTTTAGTAGATTCATCTTTTTTATTATTTTTACCAAAAAAATCTAATACAGTTTTTTTAGTTTTATCTTTAGGAGAAATTGTATTATAAACATTTGAATCATCGTAATAATGATAAAGAATATGTCCAGTATTCAGTATATAGTTATTCAGTTCTGTTTTATTTTCAGCAGTTTTGATTTCTTTTTCTATTTCTTTTTTATTTTCAATTAATTCTAACTTAAGTTCCATTTGTTCATCACTTAATTCGTTGGAATTATACTTATTTAATTTTTCTATTTCACTATTTATTTTAGATAATTTATTTTTCATATTTGGAACACTGTTTTGAGTATTAAGTATTTTACTTAGAACATTGTTATGTTTACTATCAATTGTTGTTTGTTCTTGTTTATTTTTTTTTATTACCTTTTTTTTCTTTTCTTTAAATAGACTCATATATAGTCTATTAAATAAATAATTCTTTAACCTATTTATTTTTATTATTCGTTTATAATAAATTGTAATAAACTTTAATATATATTATTATGAATAATTTAGATAAAAATGATATATCATCATCTAATATTCGATTAGATATTATTACTATGTATAAAATGACTTTTGTTTATAATGCTTTACTAAATGGTTGGACAGTAAAAAAACTTAAGGATAATAAATTTGAATTTAGTAAAAATAAAGAAGAAATTAAAAAGGAGGTTTATCTGGATAATTATTTAAATAAATTTGTTAATACTAACCTTAATGTTAACCATATTATTAATAATAATATAGATTAATAAAAGAATTAGATAATAGATTATTTATTGTGCGTATAATATAAATAATTATCTTTGAATAATATATAAATAATGGGTGGTGGTTTAATGCAATTAGTAGCCTATGGCGCACAAGATATATACCTAACTGGTAATCCACAAATTACTTTTTTTAAAGTAGTATATAGAAGACATACTAATTTTTCAATTGAAAGTATTGAACAAACTTTTAATGGAACAGCCGATTTCGGAAAAAAGGTTAGTTGTACAATTTCTAGAAATGGCGATCTTGTTCACAGAATATATTTACAAACAAGCATTCCTGAACAAGAATACATCTATACCGAAAATAAACTTAAATACAACTCCGAAGAAGTAACTAATGGAATATTAAGATGGGTTGATTGGGTTGGTGAAAAATTAATCAATTATGTAGAAATTGATATAGGTGGTCAAAAAATAGATAAACATTATGGAGAATGGTTACATATTTGGAATCAATTAACTAATAATCCAGGACATGAAGAAGGATATCAAAGAATGGTGGGTAATATGCCTGAATTAACCAAAAATAGAGCAACATCTACAACTAATGGTACAATTTCATCTCAAAAATTATATATACCATTACAATTTTGGTTTTGTAGAAATCCTGGTCTTGCTCTTCCTCTTATTGCGTTACAATATCATGAAGTAAAAATTAACATCGAATTCCAAGAATTAAAAAATCTTTTTATTGCTCAAAAAGTACCTACTACAAACCCTGCTGATAATATATTAACTGTATCACCAGCTGGTTCATTAAGAGATACATCTTTATGGGTTGATTACATTTTCTTAGATACCGATGAAAGAAGAAGATTCGCCCAACTTTCACATGAATATCTTATAGAACAATTACAATTCCCAGGTGAAGAAACCATTTCAACTACATCAAATAAGATTAGACTTAACTTTAATCATCCAGTAAAAGAAATTGTTTGGGTAGCACAAAAAACCAGTAATATAGACCTTATGCAATCATATAATTATACAGATTTAGCTGATTCATCTCCTACACTTACACATAATCCATTAGGAAATAACCTTTTACAAAGTTTAGTAGAAAACTTAGAAACTGTTTATGCTGGAACAAATGAATCTCACTATCATAATCTTCAATTAAAGAATGTAGATACTGGAAAAAACACATGTAGTATTGCCAGATTACAACTTAATGGTCAAGATAGATTCACAGAGAGAGCAGGTGATTACTTTAATTATGTACAACCATATAATCATCATACAAGAACTCCACATGTAGGTATTAATGTATACTCTTTTGGACTTAAACCAGAAGAACATCAACCAAGCGGAACATGCAATTTTTCCAGAATTGATAACGCTAATCTTTTCTTAACTGTAACTGATAATACTGTACAACGTGGTAAATTTAATCTCCAATCAGGACTTCTTACCGAAAATACAACTACTCTTACTTCCAGTTCAGCTAAGGTTAGAATTTATGCTACTAACTATAATGTTTTAAGAATTATGAGTGGTATGGGTGGTCTCGCATACTCAAATTAAGGGTGTTATTAATTTTAATAAAATTTGATATTATTAAGATTAATTTATATAATATTATTTTATTTCATGATTAATGTCAGATATAAATTACGACTATGTATTTTATCCAATTTTCTTCTATTAGTTCTTATTACATTACCTATCTTATTAATGAATAATAATCAGTCAAAATACTTTAGAACCGGTTGGCATGATGATCTAATTCTTATATCTGTTCCTATTAATAGTTTCGCTCGTTACTTTATTACATGTCTATTTCTAATTGCTATTGAAATAAGTGATGTCATTATAGGTGAAATAGCACATCCAATCATAGGATTTAACATTTACAATCCTGATAAAAAGATTATTACTGATTTTACAAAAAATGAACTACAATTATATGGAAATACTATGTATATTATTGAAGCATTGAAAAGAATATTAATGATTGTTATATCTATTACTCAAATTGATTTCGCTCTATATAGAGTATTATTTGGTAACATAGCATCAATCTTTACTATAAGAATGATATTAAATGAAAAATCCTATACCTTGTCTAATGATAATACTAAATACAAAAAAGAAAAGCTCGAAGAAAATGAAACTGAAATGGTATAAAACTATAATTATTTTTTTGAAACAAGGATAAGTATAGTACTATCTCGATAATTATATTAATATTAACAAAAATATATTATTATAATATATAAATGGAATACACTTATATTGTTAATCCCAAAACAAATAGAAAATGTCTTATTACTTCAAGATTAGGAAAACAGATCCTAAATGATTATATACAAGCAGGTGGGTTGTTCAGAAAAAAAAGTGATGAATATTGTGAAAAAAAAATAAACAAAAATGTAGATGATGTAAATTATAAACCCAAATTATTTAACAGACATTCTTGTAACTCATATTGTAAAAGTAGATATCCAGACTATAATATATACACACAAGCAATAGACCCACAGTCCAAACCATTTCAAAATTGTCATGAAATGATAATGGCTAAAAGAGAACAAAAAATTGAGCAACAAAAAGAAAATAAATGTATTTCAGACGGATTTCAACCCAAAGAAGAACTAGTAACACTATCAAATGGTTCTCTCAAAAAGGTTAAAGTAACCGCATGTAAACTTAAGAAAAGACAAGAAAATATCCAAAAAAATAAATTAGAACTTGATAATACAAAAAGAGAAATATGTAAAAAAATAAAAAAAGAATTTGATTATTTTGTTGAATGGAGAAGTCCTTATCATAAATTACCTAAAAGTAAACAAAATCAACAAACTGTGGAGGAGATATTTACCAATTTCATTAATCTAATGAATAACCCCGATATGGGCAAATTAAGTCCTGACGAGATTAGAGTATGTGCTGATATAGAAAGATATGTAAATTAATAAATCAATATAATATATCTTATATTGAGTTATCTATTCTCTAAAAATTATATAATCAACGGTTAATAAATTACACTAAACTATACTCATTTGCCTTTTTTTTATAATCTGGGTCATTGTATATTCCTCTTCCCACAATTATTATATCAGTATCTACATAGCTTGCTTTTCTATAATTTTGGTCACCCACCTTTTTTTGTATCATGCTTATTCCAGGTGTCATACATATCATATCACCCATAGTTATTCTTTTTTGTGTTACAAATCCTAATACATGCTCTTTTGTATTATTGGCTAGTATTTTTGCTTGTTCACTAAAATCCCAACTGTTATTTGACATATTGGCAACTATAACTACACCTGATAGTTTTTTTATTACATCCTCGGATACTGTAGCCATTACTGTTACCATATCAACTATATGTCTAAATTTATTATATTGTTTTTCAACTATATAAGATATATCCACAAATTTCCTATCCTCCATTATTAAAAAGTCTTTATTAATTGACAAATTTAGGAGTTTTTCTTTAAAATCATTATCATCTTCATACATGTCTAAATGAAGTTTACATATTACTATATTATCACCAATTTCTTCTAGCATTTTTAAAAGATTTTCTTTATTATCTAAATCTCCTGAAAAACATAATCTACTGTTCTTTTTAGTTATTATATTATTAAGTCTTCTTAAAACTATATCAGTCTTAGAAAATAAAGGCTTAAGTGGATATTTACAATTATACCCATGTTGTCTATCTACGATTACCAATACTTCTGTAATTGTTACTTTGTCTTCTAATAAATCAATTATTTTTTGAACAGAACCTCCAGTTGTTATAACATCTTCAATAATAACACATCTGCTTTCTTTCCTATATATTCCCTCTATTTGTTTTTCCATACCATAACCCTTTTGTTCTTCTCTAGGTATAATCATGGGTATATTATATTTAGTGGATATATATGATGCTATAGGTAAACCACCCATAGGTACACCACATATTATATCATTATAACCCATATCCATTAGTTTGTATAGCTGGTCACCTACTTTACTTAGTAATTTAGGATATGAAATTAGATTCTTCATGTCAAAGTAATATTTAGACATATCACCACTTTTAAGTCTAAAATTTCCAATTTTTATACAGTCATGTTTTATCAATTCATTCAGTAATTCGTTTTTTATACACATTTAAATATATAATTATTATATTTTTAAATGTTTTAATATTAGTATTCTTAAATTAACATATTATTATATTTATATATTATATAAATGGAATTTCAATATATCGTTAACCCAATGACAAATAGAAAATGTAGTGTTAATTCAAGACTTGGACAACAAATCATAAGTAATTATTTATACCAATTAGGAGGTGCCCCTAGAGCACAAGGAGTAGGTGCTCCTTTTTTCTCTGATTCCGGTGATTCCTCTAAAGATGGTAAAAAGGATGGAAAAATGGGTAAAACTGATTTTTCAAGAACTGACGATGCTTATAAAAAAGCAAATGCCGCCTCAAAAGCATTAGATGATAAATAAATGTTTAAGTAATAATATAAATATTATCTAAATATTATTTATATTAAATGGATAGTAAAATTAAGTCTTGTCCTATAATTATTACACAAAAAAAATTAAATCATTTTGTTAAAAATCATAGAACATTAGATAAATTACTTAAAAAAAGATATTTAAAACTTAGATCATTCGATGATCTTTTCCCTGTAAATGACCCAGACTTAGGTTATCTTGATAGAGATAATTGGGCAATGACAGTTGGTAATGTCATTATGGCAAGTATAACATTTAAATCAGGATCATCTGGAGTAAATCCTAACTGGATCTTAAAAAGATTAAAAGAATTATATGATTCCTTTTTTTCTACAGAATGTTTATATACAGGTTTTTTAATATGTATTGACATGGATAAATATAATAGTGGTTTAGGTAGAAAATATACTAATGTAATAGACGAACAACCTATAGGATTAATATTATTTAGAAATTTATTAGAAAGTGATTCATCTGTAAAATGTGATGGAGAACCAGTTAACAGAGATAATGTATTATATGGAGAACTTATAGGTATTAATCCTGATTTTAGCACTTTTGGTATTGGTAAAATAATAGCAGCGACAGCGATCTTAATTAATACATACACAGATAAAACAACAGTAGTTCTTAATATAGCACGTGGTCTTAGAAATGCTCCCGCACGTCATCTTTATGAAAGTTTTGGATTTAGAGCAGTTCCAATACCTTTACCTAAAAGCGTTAAAGATTGGGCAAATCTTGATATAATAAAACAATATTACAAACAACAATTAGTTATTTGGACGATGGTATGGTGTATGGAAGACCCACAAAAAACAATAGATAATGCTAGAGATATCCTAAAAAAAGAATTTGAAAAAAATACTTATAATAATAGTGATTTAACATTTGATTTTCCACCACCATCTATTGCTAAACTTAAAACAAAGGTTGGTTGTTTTTATTGGACAGCAAAATTAAGAATTTTTTTAAATAAAAATGACTATTTTGATACAAATTATACAAAAGCAAAACAACGATTACAAGAAATACAAGATAATTATGAACAATTAAAATTTGAAGTACAACAACCACCTAAACCACCCTCCTATATAGGCAAAATAAAGGGACTAATTAAATAGATTTTATATATTTATATATTTATATATTATATATTATATAAATGGATAAATATCAATATATCAAAAATCCACTGACTAATAGAAAAGTCAGAATTGATAGTAAATTAGGAAAAACTATTATAAGACAATATGTTAAAAATATGGTAGGTGGAGTTAGGATTGATGATAAAGTAAACGAAGAAGACGAAGTGGAAGATTGCCCAATATGTTTGAAAGAAATAGACAATGGAGATGACCTAGTAGGTTTAATCCCTTGTAAACATATTTTCCATAAAGCGTGTGTAGAAGGTTGGCTTCGAGAGAAGGGTACATGCCCAATGAGGTGCAAGGTTACAGCAAGACATAATGTTGAAATAAGAGGAGGTATATTTGTTGATACAGATGCAGCAGCAGCAGTACCAAGACGCCATCCCCTTCCCCCAGCAGCTGGACCACCTTCTCCAGTAGCAAGACGTGCCCCCCCTCCCCCAGCAGCTGGACCACCATCTCCAGTAGCAAGACGATCAGAAAGATTACCATTACCAAGAGCTAATCCAGGATTACGTGTTCCGGTGGCGGAGGCGTTGCGTAATGCTCCTCGCCGTCCAGCTCGGGCAAGATTACCACCCCAACCTGAACTATTTCGTGCGCATCCCAACGCAGCAATAATATCACCAAGAGAACGATCACCACCAAGAGAACGATCACCACCAAGAGAACGACGATCAGAAAGACCTTTACCACCTGGTGCGGTTGCTCCATCATTGGGAAGTGTTGGACGATTAGCTGCTTCTACTGCTTCTGATTCTTTGAGAAGGTTGGCAAATAGGGGAAAGGAGGCTGTCAGTGCGTGTGCTAATTACTTACTTGAGATGGAGGGGGCTGTGTTTAGTGATCCTATGGAAGTATTTGAACAAATGGAGTGGAGGCAGAATCAATCAGACCTACGTTACGCCGGCAGCAGTGAGTCGAAGGAGCAGTTGGAAAGCAGGCTTAAAATGCTAAAAGATGAATTTACTAAAGTTCATTGTATTACGCCGCGCATCCAATGGGGGACCGTGGAGCGGGCCAAGGCGGGGCTGGAGAGGAGTCAAAAATTGATTAATAAAATTAAAAATGATATACAATATGTAGAATCTTTATTATCCCAACTATAATATGCTGGAGTAATTGACATGAATCATATTGAATGGTGATATAATAACTAAGACTAAAACAATAAATATTTATTATTTTATTCTCCAAAATTTATATTTTAATATTCTTTATTTAATAATTTATTGTATGCTTTTGGACCATTATACTTAAAATAACAATAAAATAATACTAAATTAGCAAATAAAATAGACGTTTGAACAATCATTACAGGCATGTCATTTCTATAGTAACCATAAAATAACCATAATATAGCTGCGGTTAAATGTAATGAAATAGTTACTACAGAAATTTTCTCTACATCTTGGGTAATTATAGTTTTATACGCCAGTGGCCATAAAATAATAGAAGCTATAAAAGCGGCAAGATAACCGATAATATCAATAAAATTCGTTCCTATATATTTCATTACAAATTCCATTATATATTATTAAAAGATTTTTATAATAATGATTATATGCTTATATATTTAAATTTCTATCTATTTAAAACACTTAAAAAAAAATTCTATAAGGTTATATGAATCGTGTATACGATAATAATATTGTAAATATTAACCAGGATATAGAAATACCTATAAATTATGATAAATATTATTTAAAATGGGAAGACGGTTCAGAATATATTGGAAATTTTATAGATAACATCATTCAAGGTTTTGGTGTTTACCGTTTTCCTGATGGTACTATATATGAAGGCTCTTGGAAAAATAATTGTAAACATGGTATAGGTAAATTACTATTTAATAATGGTAATATTTATAATGGAGAATTTTTAGATGATAATATATCTGGATATGGTAGTCTACTTTTTAACAATAATGGAACAGAAAAACAATTATATATAGGTAATTTTTATAAAGGTAGAAGAGAGGGATATGGAAAACTATATTATTACAATATTGATACAAATACATATAAACTCAAATATATAGGAAATTGGATTAAAGATGATTTTTCAGATATAGGTATTTGTTATCATGATAATGGTAATAAATTCTATGAAGGGTATTTTGTTAAAGGTTTACCCTCTGGGGATGGTATTCTATATGATATAGACGGAAGTATTGCTGAAAAAGGTTATTATATAAAAGGAGAATTACAAAAAAATATAGATAATAAGAGAACAAAAAAGGTTTTATCAAAAATAAAAAAATATATTAAATTTCCTTTTAATTATATATTATAAATATTATCTAAATGGTATTATAATTTTATCTTCATTAAATATGATTTTTTTACATTTACTATATAATCTGTACTTTTCAGTCCAATAACCATAGTTATTTCTTTTTAATTCTTCATTTAAATATTTATTCACAATTAAATGCATAAATATTCTATCATACATTTTTAATATTTCTCTTTTAGAACCATATTTATTTATTAATGGAAAGAAATTTTCTGAATTAGAAAAATGTAGTTTTATATTTTTTTTGGTAGGTTTATCTAATTCCATTATTCCATTAAATATTATTTTACATATATCACTTACATCCATATTTATAAGCTCTTTTACATTATTACAATTATCACATGAACTTTTACAAGATAGGTTTTCATATTTTCGCATTTCACCTAAATAATTAGATACTTGACAATGTCTACAATCAGTTATATTATCAGCATAATTAACAATTGTGTTTAGTTTTTCTAGTTGATGTTCTATATATTTATTATTTTTATAATCATCCACATTTTTTCTTATCAAATGTTCTGATATAACCTTATCTTGATAAGAATAATATAGTAAACAATCGCTTCTATTACCATCTCTACCTGCTCTACCAATTTCTTGATAGTAATTTTCAATTGAACCGGGTAGATTATAATGAATAACATATCTTACATCTGGTTTATCTATACCCATACCAAAAGCAATCGTAGCCACTATCAAGTTAGTTTCACCTTTTTGCCAATTTTCTTGGATAACATTTCTTACTTTATCGGTTAAACCAGCATGATAAGGTAAACTATTAATACCCTGATTATTTAGTTTTTCTGACAATTCCTCACATTTTTTACGTGATAAACAATATATAATCCCTGAATCATTTTCGTACTTTTCTTTTATAAAATCTACAATTTCTAATAATGAACTTTTATCTCTTTGTTTTACAATAATATTAAGATTGCTTCTATAATATGATTTTGTATATATTTTAGGTTCCTCTAAACCTAATAGATGAATTGAATCTTTTAAAACCTGATTTGTAGCAGTCGCTGTAAGAGCCATTATAGGTATATCTTCATAATTCTCTCTTATATTACATAACTCTCTATATGATGACCTAAAATCATTACCCCATAAAGATATACAATGTGCCTCGTCTATTACAAATCTTCTTAAACGTCCATCTATATAAAGTTGATGGAGATTATCATTAAATTCAGTATTAGAATCTAATGTCTCAGGAGTTGTATATATCAATTTTATATCTGATTCCGGATTTAACATATTATTTAATAATTCTTTTTTATCTTTGGAAGAAGTATTACCATAAAATCCATAAACTTTTATACCTTTATTAGTTAATCCAGCTATTTGATCTTTAATTAATGATTTAAGGGGTGATATCACAATAGTAACCCCATTTTGTAAAATTGCGGGTAATTGATAACAAATACTTTTTCCAGACCCTGTTGGTAGTAATACAAATTGATCTATATTAGTAAGAGCATCCTTTATGATCTCTTCTTGTTTTTCCATAAAAGAGTCATATCCAAAGTATTTTTTAAGTTTTTTATTCATGATTTAATGAAAATAAAGTATAATTATAAAAATTCAAATTTTATAATTATTCAACAATATCTTGGTTATTTAAAATCATTATTTCTGTTTCTTTATGAATTTTTTTTGACGTATTTTCACCTTCATATTCGCCTATGAATTTATCCATATGCTTATTTCCTCCATCATAATGGTCTTCTAATAAATTATAGGCTCTATCTGATAAATCTTCAATTGTTTCTTTTTTATCTCTTAATTCCCATTTATCACCATTATAGATTTTGGCATATTTCTCTTTTCTATTAGGAATCCTTATATTATGATTTTCTTTATGTTTAGGATTAAAGTGTATATGTTTTAAAAGACGAGGAATGCTCTTATATGGACCACCTTGTATAAGTTTATTTATAATGTTTCCTGTAACATAGTCAATATTTTCTTTTCCAAAGGCATTTATATTAATATTAATAGTATTATTATTGGTAGTATTACCTACTTTAGTCAATAATACTTCTATTTGATTTTTTAATTCAGATATAACTTCGTCTTTATGGGCTGTAACATTGGTATCTATTTGGGATATATCCTGCTTATTATTATTTTTTTCTTTACAACGCTTTTCATGTCGCCATTTATTCTGTCTTGCTGTAAATACTTTATTACAATACTGGCAACTGATTACATTGGGATTACAAGGGATTACATTGGGATTACATGGGATTACATTGGGATTACATGGGATTACGCCAGATGATGACAGATGATTACACAAATGATTACACAAGGGATTACAAGGGATTACATTTCGGTTTTTATCACCTAATACGTCCTCGAAACATTTTTCAATTGGAGTGTCTGAGCATGTCGCAGAGCATATGTTTTTCCTATTAAAATGAGCTCTCATTTTTGATTTATGATTTGTATTAAACCCACATCTGGGACAACTATAGATAACCATTTTGATTAATATATAAATATATTTTATTTTTAAGTATTTTATTGTCTAATTTTTGTCTCAAAATTGTCTAATTTTTGTCTCAGACAAAAAAAAGACAAAAAAGACATTGTCTAATTTATTAACTTTCAGGAGGAAAAAATATCCCAAGAAAACAGATATTTAGGAGGAAAAAAAGATATCCCGGACAAAAAAAAGACGGGGGGGGGGATTTTTTTTTTGCCAAAAGTATTTTGAGATTAAAAAACTTTTTTGATTTTTGAGGGGGGGGTCGATCAGTTTTGTCCTTACTGACCCCATGAGGTATTTTTACCGAAATTTAATTTGGGTTGGACTAATATGATAATGAAAAAAAAACTTTTCAACAGCGTTTTTTTGATAAAATCCTAGAATTCTTAAAATTTAGTTTCTATTCTTTTAATAAAAATTATAAAATAAGTTCTGTATATATATTAACTTATTATGGATACAAGATTTTGGGGTCCTGATGGTTGGAAACTATTACATTCTATAACTGCTAATTATCCAAATAATCCAACTAAAATAGATAAAGAAAACTATAAAATATTTTTTGAGTCAATTCAACATGTTTTACCATGTATTTATTGTCGCGTATCATTTACTGAATATATTACTAAAATGCCTATTGACAATTATTTAAAAAATCGAAGAGATATTTGCCATTGGTTATATAAAATACATAATATGGTTAATGATAAATTAAGAAAACAAGGGCTTAATAATAATATAGACCCAACATTTAATGAAATATATCCAAGATATAGTAATTATCTTAAAGATGTTAATATGTCAAATTGTATTAATATGCCTGGTTGGGATTTTATTTATTCTATAGTATTTAATTTTCCAAAAGATGGTGAAAATATTGAAAAAATAAGATATATTAACTATATTATTTTTTTTAATTATTTAGGAATTATATTACCATTTGTAAATGTAAATGAATTATATAATCAATTTTTAGAAAAAGAACCTATTAAATTACATTTAGATGGAAGAGATAATCTAAAAAAATGGCTATATAGATTTGAAAAATATGTGTCAAGTAATCTAGACACAAATTGCTTATCATATAAAAAAAAATGTGATATAATTGAACAATATAGAGCTGGTTGTGGTAACAAGACAGATAAAAAACCAACATGTAGAAGATAAATTTATAGTTTATCTAAAATTTCTTGATTATATGTACAATCATAAAATTTAGTATTTCTCCATATTAAAGATAAATTTATATCTTTGTTTAATTCCTCTACTGTTTTAGGATTTTTTTTAGATATATACCATAAACGTTTTAAGAAAATATCATTCGATTCTTCAGGTTCTTTACTTAAAGTATAAATATAACCATTAAAGTTAATACTATGGGATAACATTTTTAATATAAATTAAATACTTATATTAATAATCAAATTTAAAAATTATAATTTATTTTCTAACATGTCTTACTTTATTCATACTCCAAGCATCCTTTATTACTACAGGTGTATCATGTGGACTACTTAAAGGATTTATTCTGTTCCATGGATGAACTCTACCTTGTATATTATTACAAGTATCATGGGTACCAACTACTATATTTCCATATCCTCTTGTATTAGACCATGATTTATTATATGTTTTAGTGAAATCTACGTTATTGCTTTGAATAACTTCTCTAGGTGGTTCATAAGTAGGACAACCTTGAGGTTTATAGTTAGAACCTTGAGCAAGATTGTTATTTTCTAGAATAATTGGTTTTTGTTGACAGACACTATAGGTATTATCAGTAGGTAATTTACCAACACAATTTAGTTTAAATGCTTCTGGATAAGAACTCATATAATATAAACAAATAAAATTTTTTAATCAAATATAATTACTTTAGAAATAACAAGCCAATAGGTTGATACACCTAGAATTATATATATCATTAATTTTAAATATGTAGAACCCATAAAAGCATTTTCTGTAGGATTAGACATAAACATAAGAAAATTAAGAACTACGAGAATAGTTACAAATTTAATAAGATCATTAAATAAATTTTTATAATCTTCATCAACTTTATCAAATTTATATTCTAATTTAAAGTCCATTTATATATTTACAGAAAAAAAAAAGAAAGATAGTCTTTACAATAAGTTTAAATACAAATAAAATAATATATAAATTTATTAAATGAATCTCAAAGAATATTTAATATTAATAACACTTGTTGTATTAATTTGTGGTATTTTATGTTTTTTAATATATAAAAATCTAAATGAAAAGATAGTATTTTTATTAAATGAAGTAAATGAATTAAAAAATGGAGCAAAAAATAGAACTACAGAGGAATTTAGAAGCCAACAAAACAATAAATCTCAAAATATAGATTCATGTCCTATTCCATCACGAACAAATGTATACTATTCTTCTTCTACTAATATCCAATCAGACAATAATCGCACTAATCAAAATATCGAAGAAAATAAAGAAATAGAATTAGAAGATAAAGAAAGTAATAATTCAAGTATTGAAAGGGTAGAAGATGAAGTAGAAAGACTTGAAAATGAGTTAGAAAATATTGAAAATATGATAGAAAGTTCAGATGAAGAACAAGAATATGAAGACGAAGAATATGATGAACAAGACGAAGAAATTTGTGTAGGTGAATTAATTGAAGAAGATGAAAATAATGAAAGCGATAGTAATTTAGAAGAAAAAATTGAATTTGAGCCTAAATTAGTTGAATCTACAAACGAATCATTAGATAATAATTTAGTTAATCTTGTAAATCAATTTGAAAACAAAGAACACATTAATATTGACGAATCAAGAAAAAATAATTCAAGTGAATTTGATGAATTAGCAAATATAGAAAGCGATAGAAATTCTGAATTAAATGATTTAATAAAAAAAGAAATGGATATAAATGGTAATATAATTGATAATATAGAAAAAAATGAAACAAAAAGCCTAAATAGTGTAAAAGAAAGAGAAACAAATGATAGTAATTCTATCAGAGAAGATTTTTCTAATGATTCTAAAAGTATAAACAATTTAAGTCAATTTGAGGATTGTAAGCTAATAGCAAAAAATAAAAAATTATTACAAAAAGATTTAAAGGATATATGTAAACATTTGAATATTCCACAAAAAGGAAATAAATTACATTTAGTTGAAAAAATTTTTGAAGCCGGTGGAAAAGAGTTAATTAACTCAAAAATAAATGCATAAGAGTAATATAGAAAAAAATATATCTCTATAATATATAAATGGGTTCATGTTATAAAACAAGTAATAATAAGTATTTTAACTGTCCTCCAAGAATGGATGATGGAAGACACTTTACTGATTATAGACCAAACTGCCATATAAACAATTTGGTAAGAGCCAATAACGCTATTTTAAATTCTCATCAATATAGAATGTTTTTACAACATAACAGTAATAAATTAATGAATCTTAATAGAACATACGCATGCCAAAAGAATTGTTGTGGACCATGCCAACCTGAATATAATCAAGGAACTATGCTTGCTGAACAATCTGTCCAACAATGTAATAACAGATCATGTAACACTGATTTCGTAAACAAAGGTGGATTAGGTTTAGGTAGAAAATATGATGGTGATTCCCAACAATGCGGTAATTGGCCTAAAACATTACCTGTAAATCAACAATACAACTGTTGTGCCGACAACAATGCCTTATTCAATTACTATAACCAAATCGATAGTAAAGCCCAAGGAGAATTAGTATCTAGAAATACAGTACCATCTGGTGGAAATGCTATGGGTGGAGGTGACCCAGCTGCCTACAATTTATAATTTAGTTATTTTTAATAAGAATATTTTTATTAAAAATAGGAAAGATATCATAAAAAAATAATTTATTATATTATATTAATGTGTGATAATTGGAAAAATGATTATTCTAAAGAACATCATTCATGTGATGGAATAGTATTAGATAGTGGTGAGGGTGAATATATTGTTAAAGGACATATAAATACTAAAACACCTAATGCTACTATTATGTTTTGGGCTGCTAACCCACCTACATACACTACTTCTTATACTGGTTCAGGGTTACCATATCCATCTGCCGATATAGCATATGAAAATACCCCAAATAGAGGAGCTGTTAAATCTAATGGTGGACATTTTGAATTTAGAGTAAGATATCCTAATGCTTATTACATGGGATTAGGAAGTGTATATGTTGAACCATGTGTACATATAAAAATATGCGAGGAAGGAGGAGATAATAAAATACATAGAATTGCTTTAGGAAATGGAATTCCATTCAGAATGTTAACTTACCCACCTTCATTAGAAAACACAGCCGCAAGAAAATCACCTATGTTTTATTCAGGAAGATCAGAATTACCTATGAGAACTCAAGAACAATTATTAAGAGAAAGTGGATATCCTGAATCAAATGTTATGCCTCAAAATTTTTGGGGAAAGGCAGTACCACATGAATAAATAATTTATTTATAATAAATATTATTATATAGATTATGACTATATAAGAATATTAAAGATCAATTATTCCATAACCAAAATATATTAGGGAAATATAAAGGTATATTTTTTATATCATAAAATTTATTAGAATATTGTTTTTTATAATTGTAATATTGTAGAAAATTACGATACATGTATATATATATCAAATAGTTTTTATTGAATTAGTCCTTATATTTGAATTAATAATTTGATTTGATTACATAAATCAACGAAATTTAAGTATAAATAATAGATGGAAACTACCTTATCAAAACTCAAAATTATTAAAGATATACTACCTACACATTATAGTGATTCTATTAAATCTTTACCTATTATTAACTATAATAACTTTGATAATAATAGTAATATATCTTGTTTAATTAAAGAACCACCTATTATACTATATGATAAAGTAGTATATCAACGAAGAAATGTAGGGTTTTTTTCAAATGAATCTATTGGTTATAAATTTTCAAATAAATTAATGAAATCACAAAAATTAACAGGATGGATGATTGATATTTTACAAATTATAAATAATCAATTAGAAACTAAATTCAATGGAATTTTAATCAACCATTATGAGAATGGTAACAATTATATTAGTGCTCATAGTGATAATGAATCTGGTCTCGATAAAAATAACATAGTTGCCGCATTATCCTTTGGTGCTGAAAGAAAATTTCGTATTCGTGATAAAAAGACAAAAAAAATTGTGAATGATTTTAATTTAGAGCATAATTCTTTAATAATTATGAGTGGTAATTTTCAAAATGAATTTACACACGAAATTCCAGTTCAAAAAAAAATACTTCAACCAAGATGGAGTTTAACTTTTCGAAAACATACTGTATAATAATAGAAATTTTAAAATTTGATTTTTTATTATAAAATTTTTATTTATTAAGAGAAATGTCCGAAATTAGATTAGAAAATCAAAAATTATTAAATGTAGAATCATCCTTAGCTTTTGAAATTGACAGAACAATTAAGCATATATGTGTAAATGGTTTTAAACACAAAAGAATAAGAAATTGGTTTTCCTGTTTTTCAAATTCAAATCCATGTTTAGACTATGAATGGAAAAAGGCTTACCTAAGTTATGGAAATGTATGCTTTCTAGTGTATTATACAAAAGAACATCCGAAATATATGTATGTTATTAGACCAGCCAAACACTATTATAAAATAGAGTTTGAACAATTATTTAGATTTGGTTTAAAAAATAGAGGTTACCGAGAAGATAGAATGATAGGATTAAATAAGGCAGATTAGATAATATTAAAAATTTGATTAAAAAAAATATATTTTTATTTTTATTAATCAATGAAAAATTTAATATTCTTAGTAACAATACTCTATATCATTAGCTCATGCTCAGCCCAGCAAGTAACAAAAATATGTGAAACTAATTATTATGATACAAATTTAGAATCTTACCCAACAATCAGGTATGACCAGGATAGAAATATGTATGCGGCGGGTCTTAAATTAGATGGTTCCGGTTTTGTAATATTGAAATATGACCAAAATTGTAATGAACTATGGTTTAAACAATACAATAGACCCTATGGAATTAATATATATCATGGTAATAATCCAATACCTAGACTAGATAATATGACTATAGCTACTGTTAGAAAACAGAACAGAAGAGAACAAGAGTTAATATTCATTCCCATCCCGAATGTAGTTATTATGAGAGGCTCAACTAGATTCTATAGGAGTCATATTTTGATATTAGATACTGAAACAGGGAATAAAGAATGGTGTGGTTTAGTAGAAACAGATATAAGTGGAGTAACTTATATATATGAAACAGTAAGTTCTGTTTTTATTGATACTTCTGGTGCACTCACAGTTAGTATGGTTGTCCGTAGGAACTATGGGATAACGAGAGGAAATACTTTAATAAAGTATAGTTCTCATATCCCTATCAGAAGTAATAAGTTGTGGGATTTATCTTTCCAGACCTGGGATTATAGTCATTCTGTAATCATAGATATTATAGAAAGACAAAATGTCATCTACGTATCAACATATTTTAAACAAGTCAAAAAGATAAACTCAATCACAGGTGAAATATTGTGGAGTCAAACCCTACAGAATGTAAATCTAGGAAAATTGTTTGTAGATAGCACAGAGCACGTATGGGTAACTGGGACATCAAGTATGTCAGTTTATACGACTGCGGCTCTCTTTGGTGACTGTGTTTCTTGTACAAGTTATTTAGTGAAACTCAACAAACAAAATGGTCGTATTATTAAGGGTATTTCGTATGAAAACTGTGATTCCCGATTTACTACTGGTATTCCAACAACCTGGTCTGCTTTATGTTCAAGAGGAAGACCAGGTAGGTATGGACAAGAACATGAGCCGTTATATAGATATTTGCAAGCATTTGATTTTACACCTCATCCTAGTATCCCTAACCAAGCATTAGTTGTAGTTCCCTTTTATTCAGGATATACACTACATATAGTTTTAGATTTGGATTTAGGAATAATTAGTGACAAGTATTTTATAGGTGGGGTTTTAGGAAACGTATACGACATTAAATATAGATACATCGTCTTTAATAATGGAAATTATTCTGAGATAAGAAAGAGTAATTCGGGGATCAATTTAAAAAGTTATAGTTTTACTAGCGGTGAAATTCCTACAACGATACCCCCTACCACTGTGATAAGAGATACAAGGATTGCTACATCAACCCAAACTGCTACAACAACCGCGACTCATATAGCTACGGTAATAGAAACATCAACTCAGACAGATATGAGAACATTAGCGCCTCTTGTTACGGCTCCACAATTAACACCTAGTCCAGTATCTAACGATATTGTACAAGAAACTCCTCAAGATACATCTTCCTCAATAACAGAAGACTATGTAAACTCATTTAATAATGTTGACAATTCGCAAAACAACAACATAGATAATTCAAACAATGTAGTTAATAATGTATCTATTGATATCGGTTTAACAGTTGGATTAAGTGTGACTATAGGTGTTATAGTATTATGTCTTTCGGTATATTATGTCTTGAGGCGAAGAAGACGGATGAATAATCAAAGCGTAGAAATAGAACCTCCTCAATTTAATCTTAATCCAACAGCCCCACCACCAGCATTCAATCCAGAATATAGTTTTGCATAAATAATTTAAAATAAATATATATTTATGTTTTTTTATTAATTTTAAAAAATAAATTTGATAAATATTGTTATAAATTTATTTTTTGTAACAATATGGTATTAATTTTCGATACAATTCATGGTTATATACCATGGAATAATAAAATGACAAGATATATAGATAATAGATGGGTTAAAAGACTTAAAAGAATAAAACAACTGGGATTGCTTGAACATGTTTTTCCATGTGCTTCTCATAATAGATTTGAACATAGTGTAGGTGTAGCATATCTTGGTGAAAAATATTGTAATATATTGAATTCCAACGGATATAATAAGCAGATTTCAGAAAAAGAGATAAATTGTATAAAACTTGCGGGATTGTTTCATGACTTAGGTCATGGTCCATTTTCACATGTGTTTGATAATGTAGTTTTAAAAAATTGTTGTAAATGTGATGATATACTCCATCATGAGATTCGTTCTAGAAATATTGTTGAAAAAATATTCAAGGAAATTGGTGATGACGATTATTTTAATGGATATGACATAGATTTGATAAAAGATATGATTGAAAGGGATAATAGTGTTATATCTGTAAGAAATGATGCGAAAATGAATATAATTAATAATAAAATAAATGGTATAGATGTAGATAAATTTGATTATTTACTTAGAGATCCAAAACATATAGGTCTTGATTATTCATTTGATTCTTCAAGAATAATGCTTAAAACAGGATTATATAATGGTAATTTAATATATGAAATGTCTTTAGCAGAAAACATTTATGATATGTTTTATACAAGATATAAATTTCACAAGGATATATACAACCATAAGACTGTTAAAATAATAGAATTAATGATAGGAGATTCTTTAGTAAAAGCAAATGATAAATATAATTTTTGTGATATAGTAAAATCCGATGATTTTCTAAAATTAGATGATAGTATATACAGTAATATATTGTTTAGTGATGATAAAGATATGATGAAATCACGAGATTTACTTCAAAGAATAGAGAATAGAAATTTATATAAACAGATTTATAGTAGTAAGGTTGATTCTTTAAAAGACTTTTCCCAAAATCAGTTTATAGAGGATTTGTTTCCAGATTATAATTTAGATGATCTAAGAATTATTAATATGACATTAAATATGTGTAATGGAAAAAAAAATCCATTAGAATATATAAATTTTATGAGAAAAGATGGTACTATTGAAGAAGGAAAAGGACTAGGTATTTCCAAATTTGATATATCTTGTTTTGAAGAAAATAGAATAATAGTTTATGATATAAAAAAATAAACTATTTAAAATAATTATTTTATTATATAAATAATGACTAAATTACTTTCTTTTGATGTAGGAATAAAAAATCTAGCATATTGTTTAGTAGAATTTAATAATATCAATGACCATAAAATAGTTAATTGGGGTATAATAGATATAATGAAAGATTTTACAGATAATGCTTTAAATTGCTCTGTATCAAAAAATGGGAAAGGATGTTCATCAAAGGCGATAAATTACATAAAAGGTGATGAGAAGGATATTGGATTTTGTAATAAAAAGTATTGCCAAAGTATACTAAATAGTGTATATAATAAAAAAAATATAAAAAAATGTAAAAAGGTTAATACTAAAACAGTATCATTATTAGAAATAAGTAAATCTATGATAAAAAATCTTAATGAAATTCCAGAATTATTAAATGTGGATAGAGTAATTATTGAAAATCAACCAGTACTAAAAAATCCAACTATGAAATCTATACAGATGATATTATATAGTTTTTTTGTAATGAAAGGCATGGTTGAAAAAGAAAAGATAAATGATATATTAATGTTTAATGCCGGAAGAAAACTGGAAATTTATAATGGTCCTGAAATTAACTATCCAGAGAATATAAAGAAAGATACATATAAATGTAGGAAATATGAATCAATTGAATTTACTAAATATTTTTTGAGAGAGGATAAAAATAAACTTGATTTTTTTAATAAACATAAAAAAAAAGATGATTTAGCAGATTCATATTTACAATGTTTAACATATTATAAAAAGAATTATAAGAATGCGTAATTATATAAAAATAGTTTTCAAATAGATATTAAATGAATAATATAAAATTGACCAAACATTCTAATACTCATAAACATACTTTGAGTGATTACACATCTAATGATGATATAGAGGATGTATTAAGTAATGGAAAAGATATAAGAAAATTTAAAGTAAACAAAGTAAATAAATCTGACAGGGCAAGTAATTTAGAAAATAATCTAAGAGATAAAATTGAATTAAGTTCAAATAAAGATGTTGATATTGGTTTAGATTTACTAGCTAATGCTGAAAAGAAAAATAAAAATGTAGGAAGTGAAAATAATTCAAACAATGACGCAAATAATAGTGGAGATGAAATTCAAATAAATGTTACTGAAGAAGAAGTGGATTTTGATAAAATATTAAGTCAGGGAGAGGTATCTGATGTAGATGAGTTAATGAATGAATTAAATGTAGATAGAACATCAAGATTGAGTCAAAATGAAATAGATGCTATAATAGACAAAAATAAAGAACGACCAAGATTAGTTAATGATGAAGAGGTTAATGATATAATAGAGAGGGAAGAAGAAAAACAACACGAACAAAGTGAAGGTTATAATAATTATGAAAACAGCTCTCAAGTAAATGAGGAAAGGCATGAAGAACAAAATCAATATGGTCAAAATCAATACAATCAAAGCCAATATGGTCAAAGCCAATATAATCAACATCCATATGGTCATTATCAACAACCTATGATAGACCCAGTCCAAGAAAGAAAAGATAAAGAAGAAATTTTATGGCAATTAGAAAAATACAAAAGACTGGGAGTCCAGGGTATCCGAAAATTTAATATGTCTAGCAGTCTAGATGAAATGAGAGAAGAATATAATAAAATAAAAAAACAGAGAGAATTAGAAAGTTCTGTTAAATTTCAAAGAAAATGTTTAATGGCGTTTGTTACTGGTGCTGAATTATTAAATAACAAATTAGATTTCTTAGATTTTAAGTTAGATGGTTGGTCTGAACAAGTAAATGAGGGTATAGATGAATATAATGAAGTTTTTGAGGAGTTACATGAAAAATATAAAGAAAAAGCTAAAATGGCTCCTGAGGTAAAACTATTATTTATGTTAGGAGGTTCTGCCTTTATGTACCATATTACTAATTCTATGTTTAAGAATTCAGTTCCAGGTATGGAGGATATTATGAAACAAAACCCTGAATTAATGAAACAATTTGCTAATGCCGCTATAAATCAAATGGATCCTAATAAACAATCAGCAGCTAATTTTTTTAGTGGATTTGCTCCAAGTATGAACCAGGCTCCTCCACCACAATCATTTAATAGACCAATGCCTATGCCTCCATCAAGTAGTCACATGGCACCTCCTCCAATGAGTGCCAGAAGACCTATGCCTATGAGTTCACAAAGTCAACCTGAATATAGTGAAGTTCCTGAACCATTAGCAAGTAATCAATCAGTAGGTAACCTTGATACCCAAACTATGAAATCAGGTTCATTTAATACTGGAACTAGAAAGATTCCAGCTCCAGTAGGTGTAGACGATATATTAAATGAACTTCAGTCAAATACAGATGATGTATCAGAAATTGTATCCAGAAGTAAACGTGATGATAAAAATGTAACCTTAAAAAAGAGTAGACCTAGAAAATCTATAAATTTAAATATATAAAATAATAATTAATATTTATATTTTATATACTTATTTCATTAATTCATCTTCTTCTTTAATTTTACCAGCTTTTTTCAATACATTATACGCATGTTTTATTTCTTCTGGTGATATTTCTCCATCTTTATCTTTATCTAATTCTATATATGATTTAGGTAGAACGCAGAATTTACTCTTGGTATTGAATAAATTTAATATAATTATAACAAAAGATGCGGTGATAATTAAGGAAGTTATTACATCTCTTGTAGCTATAAAGGCAACCGTGAATATAAGAAGTCTTCTAATTATTTTAGACGATAAAATTCTTTTATGTCCTAATTGTAAGTCAACCTCTATATATTTGGCTCCTACATTAAGCAATATCATACAAATTGCATATAAATACTTATTATTATTTAGTGTTCCTATAACATTATCAATATGCATAACCATTTATTTTATATATATATTTTTTTTACAATTTATTTATTATCATTTATATTAATGAAGTTTTCTAATTTATGGATTGCTGAATGTAGATTTTTAAAAGTATCATTTATAGAATTTTTATTTAATAAATTATCTGTACTAAATTCTTCTTCATCGTCACTATCATCGTCATCCTCGTCACTATCATCGTCATCTTCGTCACTATCATCCTCATCATCGTCATCACCATCTCCATCTACACTATCATCATCGTCGTCATCTTCATCATCATCATGTGTATGGTCACCATGTTCATCTTCTTTTTCTTCGTCATCATCTTCTTTATCTGTAAAACCTTCTCTAGACTGGATAATCGGTAAAGAGGTTGACTCTTCATTTTTAGAAGTGGATAATGTAAAAATAAAAGCTATAAAGGCAAATATAGAAAGAAGGGTATTTTCCTTATATAAAAAGTATAATCCTACTAAAATAGATAATTGGACTACTGTATTTTGAACTAAATTAGTTATAAATGTGGGTTTATATATGCTAAAATACACAATATATAATACAATAGCACCTATATACATTTGGTTTTGGGTTATCTGATTGAATGAAATATCTATTTTATATTTTTTTAAGAGATTATCGATATATTTTCTAGAAAGCATTTTATAATATAAAATCATAAAATTTTTTTGGAATTAATTTAGAATTTAACGGGAGCAAACATTAAGGATGAGTCGCCAGAGAGATTGTATGCTGGTTTTACGTTATAGTTAGAGAAGCTTTCAGCTATTTCATCAGAACTAAATTCATCTGTTTCATCATCACCAGCGGCAGCATCGGCGGCTGGATCGGCAGCTGGATCGGCAGCTGGATCGGCAGCTGGATCGGCAGCTGGATCGGCAGCTGGGTCAACGGGAGCATCAACGGGAGGAGACATTGGGTCTTGCTCGTCACCACCCATAGCGGGTTCGGCGGGAGGAGACATTGGGTCTTGCTCGTCACCACCATCCATAGCGGGATCGAGGTCTGGTTCTCCATGAGCTTCGAATCCTTCGCATGATGTATCGCCGTCTGGGCATATGAAATTTTCTCTTCCTACAAAAAATCCTTCACTTGTTCTTTTATTTAAAATGTGTAATGTAACAAAGTATGCTACAGATACCATTAAGGCAACTTGGATATTTCTAGATGCTACATATCCAATAAGGAACATAAATAATAATTTACCGACTATTGAATCGAAAAAGACAATAACACTGTTGGGTAAAGCTGGAGCAGCTAAACCGGCATACATGGCTAATATGAGAGAGACAACTATAGTAAATGTTTTATTGTCTAAAAGATTGTTTACGTTTTGAAGTATATCCATTATATAATATATATTACAAAAAAAAATATATTATTCTTTATAATTTATAAATAAATAATAGTTTTTAAAGAAATATATTTGAAAAAAATATCATAATTTTTTCTCTTTTTTATATAAGTTAATATGGTTTATTGTACTATTGAAGAAGCTTGGAGCCAAAGTTTAAATCCTGAATTACAAAATAATTCAAGAGGATATGACCCTCAAATGGGTTATTATGATATTGATTTAAAAAATTCACAATTATATGATTCTGAAGGAAATAAATTA